GATGCAGCAGCTACCGACCAGGCTACCAATGATGCACCACCTCCGCCACCGGTAAAGGATGGTGTTACATCTCAGAGCGAAGAAATCGTTTAACGAAAAGCCCCGGTGCTGGAGCCGGGGCCTTTAAAAACCTTTTGTATGGAAAGTAAGGATGAAAAAGAGTTTTCGGTTGAGCTCGATGAGTTTGAAGATATAGAACCACAAGGCGCTTTAACCCACGGATTAAAACAACATAACGGTTATGAGTTTTACTACCACGACAAAAACGGTAACCCAAAATCAAAATTTATATCCGGCACAAATAAAGGTGACTGCTTCGATAAGTTTCAATCCTGCACCAATTATAGCCTTTATGTAAAGTCAGAGGAAGCAATATTTTGCGATTACGATTAAAACGATATATAAAAACCAAAACCAAAAAAATCATTATGTCAATCTTAAATATCAGGCCAGCCGTTTTTGGCGGCAGCAAAGCGATAATAGGCATTGCGGGAGTATCCGGGTCAGGAAAAACATTAACCGCACTTCTTATTGCAAGGGGGATGGTAAACAAGGCGTCCGAAATAGGATTCCTTGACACAGAAAATAAACGTGGTTCGTTCTATGCGAACAAGTTAGACGGGCAGTTTCAAATTGCTGACCTATACCCGCCATTCTCGCCGGGAAGATATGCCGCTGCTATTAAAGAATTCCAGGATGCAGGTGTAAAAGTTTTAGTAATTGATAGCGTAACCCATGAGTGGGAAGGAGAAGGCGGCTGTGATGACATAGCCAACGCCCCTAAAGCGGACGGATCAGAGCGAAAGGTTGCAAACTGGAACGGAGCAAAAAGGGAACACAGACGATTTATGAATGTATTGCTCCAGGCCAATATGCATATCATTTGCTGCATACGTGCAAGGGAAAAAGTAAAGATTGAAAAAGATAGCAAGGGTAAAGATGTATTTGTTCCGCAAGGTTTGCAGCCAGTTTGTGAAAAGAATTTCATGTTTGAAATGACAGCCTCATTATTGATGGAAAATGAAGGCAAGAAGCAGATGGTTTTAAAGATACCTTACTTCTTAAAAGACGCCTTCGGTAATGGAGATGGGTATTTAGGCGAAGCAACCGGAAAGAAAATAATCGACTGGATAAACACCGGCGAAAAAGAAGATCCCGAAGTGACAAAATATAAATCCGAATTATTGATGGCGTGTGAGATGGGTGTTGCCGGATTAATGGCCTTATGGAACTCTCTAACACCTAAACAGCAGGTTAAAATGAAGCCACATTTTGGAGTTTATAAAGAAGCTGCAAAGGCTTATGACCAACAGGCAAAAGAGGCTAATGAAACGCCACAGGAGGCGCTTGAAAGAAACCAATCAGTTAACGGAGTTGCTAAAGTAGAATTACCATGACAAACATATTCGATGAAATGGAGCCGGAGGTAATGGAAGAACACCTTAGTAACTACCTTATAGATAGCTGGTCTTACTCAAAAGTATCGTCATTTGCCCGTAATGAAAAAGCGTTTGAGATGAATTACATTTTCGGGGTTTACTCGAAAAGTTCAGCTACAACGATAGCCGGTAAAGCATATCACAAGGCGCTTGACTACTTCTTTACTACATTAAAAACAGGCACCGTACTGGATATAGTAGAACTCGAGCAGGCGGCATTTATGGTAATTGAGAACACCCCTGCCAATGCATGGAAATTACAAAAGACTACCCCAACAGTTGACGACTGCCAAAAGAAAGCATATACAACAGTAACCGCTCTTTTAAATAACTTTTTGGGCGAACTATCAACCTATACAGACGAGATAGCCGAAATACTGGATGTTGAGCTTTACTGCAATACATTCCTGACAATAAACGGGGTTGATATCCCTTTACCATGTCACGCTCAGATTGACCTAGTGTTTAGGACTAAAGATAATCTGATTATAATCGTTGACCACAAATCAAAATCAGCCTTTACGGACGAGGAAGAAATGAGTTTAGGCATTGGGCCACAGGCTATAACATACGTTAAATGTTACGAAGCAATCAAAGGAGTAAAAGTTGATGAGGTTTGGTTTATTGAAAATAAGTATTCTTCAAATAAAAATAAAGGCGCTCAATTAAGTGCTTTTAAAATAGCCATTGACCAGGATGTTACAAGGCTTTATGAAGCCCTTTTATACGAACCACTTAAACGCACTATTGAGGCAGTTAGCAACCCGGATTATGTCTACCTAATCAACTCATCAGACAATTTTGTAGACAAGGCAGAGCTTTATGATTTTTGGGCCCGGACAATGATTTGTGAGGTAGAAGATTTTAACGTTGAGGAAACAAAAAAAGAACTGGTTGCCAAACGGCTAAAGAAAATCCGGGATGCCTCACTATCTACGATTACCCCACAGGTAATTAAAAAATTCAAAGAAAACGCATCGGCATTTATTACTTACGATTTATCAAATAAAAATATGACACAGTCTGAAAAAATAGAACACACACTTGCAAGGTTTGGATCTCCTGTTAAAGTTGCTCATCAGTTTGACGGGTATTCATCAAATACTTATTTGTTGGAAGTTTCTGCAGGAGTAAAGGTAGGGTCGTTATATTCAAAGCGCCTGGATATTGCAAATGCGCTTGACGTTGAAAACGTTCGTTTATCAAACCAGTTGGTTAAGTATGAAGGAAAATCTTACATGGCTGTAGAGGTGTCAAAGAAGCGTGAAAAGAACCTGTATTTTGATAAATCATTGATTTCTGGATTAAGGATACCAATCGGTAAAGACAACTTTGGAAATGTGATCGTTTGGGATTTAGACAACCCGTCTACACCTCACGCCCTTGTTTGCGGTGCAACCGGTTCCGGCAAATCTGTTTCAATTATATCAACCATTGGTTATGCAAAACTTGCCAATATAGATGACATAATAATCTTTGACCCTAAATATGAATTTGATTCGTTCAGAGGAAAGAATATTGATGTGATAAATGATATTGACGAGATAGAAGCATATATGGCTTTACTGGTAGATCAAATGAATGACCTGGTAAGGAACGGCAGAAAGAAAATGACGTTGGTAATATTTGATGAGTTTGCCGATGCAGTTGCCAATTCAACAAAAGGAAAGAAATTAAACGGTAGCCGGTCATTGGAAGAAAATCTAAGGGTATTGCTACAAAAAGGCCGCTCATCAGGATTCAGGATAATGGCCGCTACGCAACGGGCAAGCGTGAAAGTTATCACGGGAGACGCCAAAGTAAACTTCCCGGTTCAAATATGTTTCCGTGTACCTAAAGAAGCGGATAGCAGGGTAGTACTTGACGAGCCAGGGGCAGAATCATTGGCCGGAATGGGCGACGGGTTAATAAAGTCTCCGGAGTACAAGGAAACTGTTCGTTTCCAGGCATTCTATAAACCAGCCGTTGAACCAGTAAACGCATAACAATGAAAGGTGCAACACATTTTATTGAGGTAACAAAAATATCTGGGAAGGTTATCGCTATGAATAGCCCGGAGCCTCAGCCTATCAAAAAGATGGATAGTAATTTAAGTTATACATCAAAACAAGCAACACTAAAGACAATTGCTGTTTGGAAGGTAAAAGAAAAACAATTACAATTTTAAAACAAACAAAATGACACAGCAAGAATTCGATTCAGCAATGTTTGGCAAAGGCGACAAGGCCAAGTATAAAGATGGCGAAACTTACCCAATTGCACAATTGGATTTTGATGAACGCCTTATTGGGTTATTAATGGAAATTCCTGGTGGAGAGGAAGGGGACGTAAGCTGGGTAAGGTGTGAAAACATAGAGTACATCCCATGTTAACCGCCTACGACATACACCGCCTTGCAAAGAAAAACGGAGAAGTGCAGGAAGAAAAGAAAAAGGTTTACCGGATACCGAAGGAGAGCAAGAAAAGGAAAAAGGAGAAAAAAATATTATTGGTAATTAAGGCAGGGAAAATGATAGACCTGGACGGAGAGTGTCAATTGAAAGGCCCGAACTGTACTTTTTTTGCCACTGATTACGAACACATCCAAAAGAGCAGCCCGGCTAATTATATTGATCCTAATAACGGAACGTTGGCCTGCAGGAATTGCAATCGAGACAAGGAAATATTTCCGAAATTATTTGAACAACATTCAAAAAGCAGATTCACTAAATGACCTATTCAACAAACCAAACAATCTCCCTGCTCGAAAAACTTTCCAACGAAATGGAGATGAAGTTTAAAAGCCCTTTACCGGTAAAAATAAAAGGCACCTATTGTTTAATGTTCATAAAATATATCTCATTAGACGGCGCAGGAAAGTTATTCATGAAGGATGGACGGGGTAAAGAATCGGAAATAACCGACCAATTAATTTACCACGAACAAATCCTAAAAACCATAAACGATGAAATCAGCCCGATCTTCTCCCCTTTGGTTGTAGTGGATGAGGTTAAGGGGCAGAGGGTTTTAATTGTTGATAAAGTAAACTGAAAAAATGAAAACTGGAAATATTGAATTGTTGAATATTGATTGCATGGAGTATATGGCAGGGTTGCCGGATAAGGCTTTTGATTTGGCTATTGTGGATCCGCCTTATGGTATTAATGCAGCTAATATGCAGATGGGAAATAATGCTCCAAGCAGGAACGGTAAAGCAAGTGTGGCTGTTACTCTTAAAAAGAAGATGTCAAATTCAGATTGGGATAAAACAATACCAACCGCAGAGTATTTTAATGAATTACGCAGGGTTTCTATAAATCAAATTATTTGGGGAGGCAACTATTTTGATCTTCCACCAACAAGATGCGTTGTTTGCTGGGATAAATGCCAGCCATGGGAAAACTTTAGTCAATGGGAAATGGCATGGACTTCTTTTGATTATCCTGCAGCATTGATTAAGCATTCTAATACAGGCGGAAATCCTGATAAGATGGATAAGATACACCCAACGCAAAAACCTGAAAGAATTTATAGATTTCTTTTAAAACGTTACGCCAAGGAGGGGCATAGAATACTAGATACCCATTTAGGTAGCGGTTCCAGCGCAATAGCAGCAAATAAAATGGGCTTTGAATTTGTTGGGTGTGAATTAGACCCCGATTATTACAACGCCGCCTGTAAACGCTTCAAAGAACAAACCGCTCAACTACAATTATTATGACCAAAAAACTATCCCACAACGAAAGCCTGATTCAAGCCTTTGTGTGCAACCGGCAGGCAATAGAGTTATTTGAATACGCTTTACCCGGGCTCGCAATGAGTGAAAAGAGCTTTGTAAAAAGATTGATAAGCAGATGTACGGCAAACCAAAACGATGCGGTGCTTGGCATTCAGGATGAGCAGAATAAAAAAACATTCATTGACAATATAAGCAAGGGCGACATACTGCAGTTTGCTTACATCGTTCAAATGATATTCGAGATGCCAACCGAAAAAAGGGATATGATTGAAAAAATGGTTGACCTTATTTACAAGGGAGAGCAAATTGAAATTGCGGAACCAGTTTAAAAAATATTTTATGACAATGAATTACATAGCCATCCCGGGGTTGATAAATCCGAAAAAAATAAACTCAGACAAAGTTATAAAGGCTATTGCTATTTACTTTGACCTTGACATAGACTTAATAAAAAGCAAATGGCGTAAGCGTGAGCTGGTAACCGCCAGGCATTTCTGTTTCTTTTTTCTGCGCAAAAATACAAACCTGTCATTAAAAACAATTGGCGACCAATTCAGGCAGGACCATACAACAGTAATCAATGGGGTGCAAAAAATACAGGGTTTTTTAGATATTAAAGACCCGGAAACAGTTAATTGTTATCACGAAATAAATGCAATGTTGAACTCATGAAACGCATACCATGTAAAAAACCTAAAATATCAGCCATGTATTTCATAGAAATCTATAAAAGCAGTTACACCGGAAATACTCTATACTCCCGCCCAAAACTTTCAGGCGAAAATGATTGCGAGATAAACAAAGCGCTTCGCCAAACTGCAGCATCCAAATATTTAAAAACAATCCGGGTAATAAAATTTGACTGGTGTAGAGAAAAAGACGGATTCTTTTGGTATCCAGGTCAACGAAAATTATTGCCTGCTATCCCATTTGCTTATATAGCACCGTCCTTATGGGTTTTAACCGGAAAGAAGCCACCTAAAAAGCTAAAGCCAATAGAAAGAGCACGGTTGATTGAAAAGCCGAATAACGAGGTTTATAAGGCGAAAGCGGGGGAACTACTTTTTAATTAGTAAAATACAAAAATGATATACAGAGACCATTTTCAGAATTACAAATCTTATGCGATTCCAAAAGCGCAATTAATTATTGCCGATATACCGTACAATCTTGGAAATAACGCTTACGCCTCAAATCCGGCATGGTATAAAGACGGAGATAACTCAAACGGTGAAAGCGACTTAGCAGGCAAAAGTTTTTTTGATACAGATGAAGATTTCAGGCCTGCAGAGTTCATGCATTTTTGCTCTACTATGCTAAAGCAGGAAACTAAAAAAATAAAGGTAGAAGGTGAGGCAAGGCAAAAAGGTGATGCTCCTTGCATGATTATCTTTTGCGCTTTTGATCAACAAATATATTTGATTGAATTAGCAAAAAGATACGGCCTAAATAATTATATAAACCTTGTATTTCGTAAGAATTTTTCAGCACAAGTTTTAAAAGCTAATATGAAAATAGTGGGTAATTGTGAATACGGTTTAGTTCTTTACCGCGACCGTCTGCCAAAGTTTAGGAATAACGGGAAAATGATTTTTAATTGTATTGACTGGCCACGTGACAATGACAGCGAAAAAATACACCCAACTCAAAAACCGGTTGAGCTTTTAAAAACACTTATTGAAATATTCACGGACCCGGGAGATGTAGTTATTGACCCTGTAGCGGGCAGTGGTTCAACTTTAATAGCCGCCGAAAGATTGAACAGAAAGGGGTATGGGTTTGAAATTAAGAAAGATTTTTTTACAAAAGCTAATTTATGGCTGGCAGAAGAAAAACTAATGAAGCAGGAAATTAAAGAACTGGGTTTTGCAAAATCTAAGATTAATAAAATTGCACCAACATTATTTTAAAAAATTAGCAATAAATTTCCAAAAATTATTTTCCATACGATGTATTGTTTTTAATTATTTTGTTTATCTTTGAAGGGCGAATTTTTCACACTTAAATCAAAGATTATGAAGTAGCAACATCAAACCATTTATATATTGTGAGGATATAAAAATGGATTTCAGCGGTTATTTTTAAATTTATAAAGAGCTTTCAGTTAAACGGGTCCTCACCCCGAATTTCTGAAGGCTTTTTGATTTTTAATACTTTTTATGGAAAAATTAAATACCGGGTATGTTTATGAAATGCAAAATGAAGACGCAATTCTAACCCCGGAAGAAGAGAAAATAATTAATGCAATGAGAAAAGTTAATACTCTTTGGAAAAAGTACAAAGCAAATTCATGCGGCAATCGGCTAATACTTTTTTGCGGCGGATGCGGCTGTGACGTTCGCTTTGAAACTCCATCACGTGACAATGTACTTGAAAACTTTGAGCACATTACTTGTGACGGAGGAGATGGAGGGGATTCATTTTAAACACATAACCAATGACAACAGACCTATTAACACCAAGAATTAAAATTATAAACGACTGGCCCGGCGTTGCTGGAAAAGCTATACCGGGAACAATTATAGTGGCGGATGAAGAGGATTCAGATATGTTCTGGATTGACGGGGAGCCGTTTTTAATTGATAAGATAAGAGATTACCCATATTTATTTAAAGAGTTGCCTTGGTGGTCTGACAGAGATGTAAAGGATATGCCGGAATTTGTGAAAATAGAAAATAAAATAATCCCAGTTAAAAAATGGTTTATTGCACCGGATAGCGTTTGGCTTAATGTATACTACCCAGAGCCAAGTTTTACTATGGGATCTAAATTTTATCCAGCAGTTTTACCTGCCTCAGAATCCGATTACAACGAATATTTAAAAGCTAACCAATGACCATTAAAGAACTCCAAATAGGCGACCGTTTCGCCCCTGTTAACCGGCCAAAAGAAAAATGGCTGGTAGTTGGTAAGCCTGAATTCAACGCCCGTCACGGATCACCAACAAGGATTTGCAAGAATTACGACGGGAATAAATTAGTAAGCAAGTCCTGCAGGTTGGAGGTTAAGAAAATCGGGGAGTCACCGTTTAAGGGGAAAATGAAATCTGAAAACAATAAAATAAAATAGCCATGAGCACACAATTTAATTTAGACGAGCACACAAAAAAAATGAATGATTTATTTAAGGACGGGAAAACCCTTGAAGATATATCGAAAAAAAATAAAGAAGTTGAATACGAGGACCTCCCGTGCTATGCTTGCCAAGGCGGTGGATGCCCTGTTTGTAATGGTTTTGGAACAATAAGTCAACCAAAGAAATCTGGAAACAAAATTTAAAGGTATGAAAATAGAAAACCAGGTATGCACTTTAGATCAGGCAAATAAAATTAAAGAGTTAGGTATAGAGCAACATTCTTTATTCAGCTTTATGGCTTATGGCAGTGAGTTTAAAGGTGACGAAAAGCCATGTTTCAATAATTATTACAAAGCAGATTCAAGTTCATTCTTATGGGCATCCGCCTTTACATGCGCCGAATTAGGCATTATTATTCCTGATGGCTTCACCTTATCAGAAGTCACAGCGCACATAGAACCGCATAAACAATGGATTTGCGGAAGGGTGATAGCAGAAGAAGAGGATTATGATTATGATTTTTGTGAATTTGGCGCAACAGAAGCACAGGCAAGGGCAAATATGCTTATCTATCTTTTAGAAACTGATAAAACAACCGCTGAAATCTGCAACAAACGGCTTTTATAATATTAAACAAAATTTAAAAATATGGAAGAAGTAAACATCAAAGAAGCAAGCAAAGGAAACTGGACTGCACCTTTAAACGATAACGGATCTCTAGGGAATGAGGTTATGAAAATAGCTTGCTTAATGCGAATAGCCGACGCAACGGAATTAATGGCTAAAAATTACCTCAGTATGCAATCAAGCCTTGACTATTACTCCAAAAAAAGCGACCGGCTAGAAGGCGAGATCGACCGGTTAAAACGAAGTAACAGCGCTTTAAAGGGGCATATCGGAAGGTTGAAAAGGAATAAGTAAACAATTAAAAAAAAGAAGTAATGAAAACAGCAATGCAGGAGCTAATTGATGATTTAATTGAACAAAAAAACTATATACCCGCATTGACTTATGGGTGGTTTATGAATAAAGCGGTTAGGCTTATTGAAAAGGAAAAGCAGCAGATAAAAGACACATGGAACAGTGCATACGGTGGAGATGGATATTTTAATGCAGAAGATTACTACAACGAGACATTCAAGTAAACAATTAAAACAAAAATATATGAACATTTTTCAAAGACTATTTGGCAAAAAAGAAAAGAAAGAGCAACCATGGAGAACATTTTCAAGCGGTTATTCAAGGCGAACAGACGATAACACAGGTTCAACGTTTCTTGATCCGTTCTTGAATAGTAGCAATGACAGCTATACACCACCGACGCCAGACACGTCTACAGACTTTGGCGGTGGAAGTTTTGGCGGAGCCGGCGCAAGCGGTTCATGGGATGATAATTCAAGTAGTAGCTATGATAGCGGCTCATCAAGCTACGATTCTGGCAGTAGTTATGACTCTGGCAGTAGTTCGTCAGATAGCGGATCTTCCGGAAGTTTTGATTAATTACCGCCCTTTTTTAACCCGCACCCAAAAGAGAACTATTCCATTTTACTTTTAGATTACCTAATTATTAATTCAATGGCCCATACAAGTTATTCTGAGAAGCTACAAAACCCTTTGTGGCAGAAAAAAAGGTTGCATATACTCAACCGTGATAACTTTACCTGTACACTTTGCGGGGACAAGGAAACCACTCTGCACATTCATCACAAGTCATACATCCGGGGTAAACAGCCATGGGAATATAACGACGACAATCTTCAGACGCTTTGTAAGCACTGCCATGCGGTAATTGAGTTTTTCAAGAAAAAAAGTGAAGATGTAATTTATATCAATAAGGAATCTTATGAAATAGATTATCAAAGATTTGATATTGTAACTAACTGCCCAATATTTGGCGGGCGGTATTGCTATAATATGTGTATGAATGGTGATGAGATAACTATTCACCATAGGGTAAATGATGTAATTATTTCATGTTTTAGCAAACTGTTAGAAAGAACTGAGCATCTTAAATATGAATCACCTTTTTAAAATCCATTACTATGGCAAAACGATTTACTGACACTGATAAGTGGAAGAAACCATTATTAAAAAAAATGCCCGCTGTTTATAAATTATTCTGGCTTTACCTGTGTGACGATTGTGATCATGCCGGGATATGGAATGTAGATTTTGATGTGGCATCATTGAGAATTGGAGAGAAGTTGAACGAGCGAAAAGCCATAGAGGTTTTTGGAGAAAAGGTAGTTGTTTTTGATAACGGGGAGAAGTGGTTTATACCCAGCTTTATTGATTTTCAATACGGTGAATTAAAAGAAAATAACCGGGTTCATGAGTCTGTTTTAAAGGAATTGAATAAATATAAATTATTAGAAAATAAGCCCCTTACAAGGCCCTTACAAGGGGCTATGGATAAAGATAAAGATAAAGATATGGATAAAGAAAAAGAAAAAGGCGAAAAAAATAAAAATTGGAATACCATGCCCTTGCCGTGCGATGCGGTTGATTTACCTGAAAATAAAATTGGTTCAGCAATACAGCTTTTGAAATTCACAAAACAGGTTGATGTATCTGCTGAAAATATTATTGGGATGTGGTCTGTTTTTAAGGTGCAAAATTTGACTGGGAAAAAGTTCTATAAAGACTTGGAAGATGTTCACTCCCATTTTATAAACTGGGTAAAGACGCAAAGTTTTAAAGATAAGCAGCCGGCAGGATCAATTACAAGCCAAGCAGATTACAATTCACACCTAAAAGCGGCAAAAAAACAACTACAAAATGAGCCAGGTTAAAGAAATTGATTTATCGAAAGTGCCGCCAAATGTTGCAGAAATTGAAAACATGGTTTTAGGCGTAATGATGCAGTACAGCGATTCTGTTGAAATAGTAAATTCTATACTGGTCGTTGATTCTTTTTACTCAACTGCTAACAAGGTAGTCTATCAGGCTATTTGTAAACTGTATTCAAAAGGGAGGACACCTGATATAACTGCCGTTGTTGAGCAGTTAAGGGAGGAAAATAAATTAGAGCAGGCAGGCGGAGCTTATGCTATTTCAAAGTTAACAAACGGAGTTACCAGCCTTGCAGACATCGAAGGGAAGTGCAAAAAGATTCAGGAGAAATTTATTTTAAGGGAACTTATAACTTTCGGCGGGAACCTGGTTAATGATGCGTTTAAATTCAATGCAGACCCGTTTGAGACTTTAGATGCTGCCGAAAGTAAGATTCTACAGATTTCAAATAGCAACCTTAATGGAGATTATACTAACCTGTCTGTAGGTATGGTAAACATGGTTAAGAAAATAGAAATGATGCAAGAGTTGGACGAAGAAATTACCGGCGTACCATCAGGATTTAAAAAACTTGACAATATAACCCACGGCTGGCAGGATGATAATTTTATAGTAATTGCAGCCAGGCCAAGTGTAGGAAAATCAGCTTTTGGATTGAACCTTGCAAGAGGTGCCGCTACGAACAAAGAGAAGCCTGTAAACGTCGGATTTTTCTCTTTGGAGATGGGTACTAACCAACTGGTGCAAAGGATAGTTTCTGCCGAAAGTGGGGTATGGTTAAAGAGGATAAAAACAGGAAAGGTTGATCATTACTGGATGGATAGATTAATTAACAAGGGGGTCATGAAACTAGAGGGGGTAAATATTTTCTTTGATGATACAGCGGGTCTTACCATGTCTCAGTTACGGTCAAAATGCCGGCGTATGGTCATGAAGGATGATGTAGGGTTGATTATTATTGATTACCTGCAGTTGATTGAAGGAGATAAATCAAAAAATAAAAGCGGCAACCGTGAGCAGGAAATAAGCGGGATAAGCCGGGATCTTAAGAAATTAGCTAAACAGTTGCATATCCCTATAATTGCACTCGCTCAGCTAAGCCGTGATGTGGAAAAAAGAGCTGTTAAAATACCACAACTATCAGACCTTAGAGAATCAGGCGCAATTGAACAGGATGCAGACATGGTGCTTTTTTTATACCGCCCATCTTTGGAAGAAAGAAACCAGGATGCAGAATTAAAACGGACCGCATCTGTGAGTATTGCAAAGCATCGTGACGGAGAGTTAGAGACTTTTATTTTTGATGTCGATGACGATACCCAAAAATGGAGCGAAGAAGGGGTGTTAGGAAAGCTGCCACCGGGCAATTTTATTCCTGTTGATTTTACTGAACCAAAAAGAAATGATGACGACATGCCATTTTAAACCACGCCATACCCATACCCGCTTAATCTCAAATGCAACCGGGAAATAAAATACTTTAACCAAAAATAAATTATATGCAAACAATCAAAGAACAAACAGTTTATACGGAAGTTCCGATAAGTGAAAGGCTGCCGGAGGAATACGGATGGTATAGCACACTGTATTTAGCTAATCTTCAAGACTTTTTTTGGTTTGAAAGTGGAAACTTCTATAATCCAGAAGATAGAGAAACGCCCATTAATGTAACCCACTGGCTCGAAAAGAAAGAAAACCAAGTAGTGATGAGCCTGGAAGATTTCAAGCGGGTGATTGGTGAAACTTTTAACGCTGGATATAATCATGGATTCGGGCAAAGTGAATTTGAAGGAGAAAGCGTAACGCCAAACAAAGAACAATATCTATCTAACCTTTTTAAAAAATAATCATGTCAAAAGTTTTAACATTCAGCCGCACCTTTCCGGCTTACCATCCAAAGAAAGGACAGCCAACGCATTTTGTAGAGAAAATTTGGAAATTCCTGCATGATAATACAGAATTCCCTTACGGAAGCGGAGATATAATTGACGCTTATGATAAAGCTTTTCCTATTGTTTTTAATTTGGAAGAAAATATACACAATCATAAACCTAAGGGCCACACAGTACGATCCGGGCACCGCTGGAAAGTAGGTGATAAATTTTCTCCCCGTGTATGGAGCGGAAAACCGTATCAGTCAAAGCAAATTATTATTGCGCCGGACATTGAGGTAAAGAAGGTTTGGGATTTTGAAATGAAACCTTCGAATTTTATTGACGAATGCAGATTTTTTATAAATGGGAATGAAATTGTTTTCCATGGCCTATTCGACCGGGTCGCTCAGAATGACGGGCTTAATCGTTTGGAATTTGCGCACTGGTTTTGTGGTCCGGATTTAATGTCAAACAAAAGGAAACCATTTTCCGGCCAGATAATATGCTGGGATGATTCAATAGAATATTAACACTTTAAAAAAAATAATCATGAACAAACAGACAGAAATACCAAACTGGTTAAAGATAACCATCAGGGTAATATTGTTACCATGCGCTTTATTACTTCACCTTGTACCTCACATAATTGGCCTTGTAGTCAATTTAAAAAATTGGGTGGTATATGGCGGTGAATTTATCGCCTACACCAATTCAGACAAGGCGTCAATGGCTAATATTTTTAAAGAGTTAAAAAAGAATACCAAAGATTGAGAACTTCATTCGACATAGCAGCCATCAAAAACAGCCCATGTGCCCATTTAAATTTGCACCTTGACGAGAAGGTAAAGAAAAAGAAAGGCAAGTACAATAACGCTAAGGTTGAATTTGACGGCAAAACTTTTGATAGCAAGGGAGAGTGCACCAGATACATTTTACTCCGTATGCTGGAAACTTCTGGCGAAATAAAAGACTTGCGGCACCATTTCCCGGTTTACGAATTAAACCCTGGCGGCGAGTTTTCGATGAAGTACG